ATAATAATGTTCCACAAGTTAGTGAGAATTTTTGTCCAATCACTAAAAAAGAAAAAGACGCTTTGTATAAAATTCAACCAATCAAAACTCCAAAGATGCCAAAGGTTTCAAGAGTAGTTGATACTAAAGTTGAAGACAAGGTTTCTAATGTTTTCATCGAAGATTTAATCTCTGACTTTGATGTTGTTTTAGATGTAGACACTATCTTAGACAAGATTACTGACAAAGGTATGAAGTCTTTAACTAAAGTTGAATTAGACTTTTTGAACAACCAATAATAAATTGAAATAACCTATTTTTTCATAAATCTTAAAAAACCGGGAATAATTCCGGTTTTTTTATTTTAAAATATATTTTTTTTAACCACCACCGTTTTTTGATAAAAAATCAAGGTCAATTATTTAACTGTTCAAAAATTGAATATATATATTATACAATTAAATTTTTTGTATGAGATACATAGAGTTAAAATATCGTAATAAGACTTATACTACAGAGGTAGAAATCGATGATATTCTTTTAAGTGAGAATTTTTATTGGTTAATCGACTCAGAAATCGAGAATGCTCAAATTGAGATAGAAAAAGACACACTTATTTGGAATGGTGGTAGTTTCTTTACTGGAGACTGGCACTATGGTATTTTTAAAAATGGTGATTTTTATGGAAATTGGGAAAACGGAATATGGGAGAGTGGTAATTTTGGAGGTAAATGGCATAGTGGTGTTAATTTAACCCAAGATATAAAAAAATAACAAATTATTATGAAGAGAAAAAGAATTGTTCTTGAAGAAGAAAGAGCTAAGGAAATTTTGAATCAAAATGTAATCAGAGTTAAAAAAGAATCAGGTGATTATTTTTTTGAAATAGGAAAAGAGTCAACTTCTGACATTGCAGAAGGTGTATCAATTCTTATGAGAAAATTAGAATGGAATGATCCGATTTGGAATACCGAGATAGATAAAATAATTTATGAAGATATAACACCTGAGAAGGCACTATTTTGGTTGACGGGTGGATATGCAGAGTGGAGAACACTAAACCACTATAATAGACCTTGGTGTGATAGTTATTTAGAATTCCAAGAAGAATTTGGATTTTTAATAATAAACATCATTAAGAAGTCAAAAAAATTAGCAGATGTAAGAGACGGATTTGTAAAGTATCTTAATTTACCAACATTATACAACTTTGCAATTAGTCGAGATATGGTAAAATAATAAAATTTTTATATGATTAAATTAAATCCCATCTAAATGATGGGATTTTTTTTTAATATATAACTACATGGAAGAATTAAAATCAATTTGTCGAAATCCTTGGTGTAAAGCAACCTTTGTTTATAGAAAAGAAGATATGGTTCCTGTGAATCCAGATGTTAAAATATCAAAAAATGAACCAATGGATGATATTGAAATGATGGCTCCTTTATATTGTTATAAATGTAAAAGCTTTGATTCTGAACTTAGTGGTGGAATTGAATGGAAAGATAAAGAATATGAAGGAAGTAGATTTGATGGTATGCCTCATCAGGTAAGATATAAAGTAACAAATTTTAAATAATGAAAGCTCACTTCTTTGACATTGATGTTATATTAAATACTAATAGTATGGTTTGGGTTGTGGATAAAGCTGTGCCTAGTATACCTATATTAAAAATATCTCAATCTGAGTTTAATTTAATAAAAAAAGGTATTTATAAAGGTCAAGAAAGCTCTATGAAGTTTGGAGGAACCGATTATTGGGTTTCTTCGGATTTTATGAATAAGATAAAAGTTAAATCTAAAAACCACCAAGCTAATTTTTCTAATCTAATATTCTCTATGCAGGAATTTATGAATAAAGAGTTAATGGAGAATTTAGAATATACACTAAATTTAGATAATATACTACATCTTAAAAATACAGATGATGATATTTACTTTATATGTTCTAGAAATAATAAAAGAAACTATGAAGTAATGATTTCTAAAATAGAAGAGAAATTAAAAGAAAATGGATTAAAAATTAAAAAGTATTATTTCATCTCTGAGACATTCTATAATAGAAATAGTGATGATATATCTTATAAAAAAGCTAGATTATTACTACAACACATTATAGGATTGAAAACAGAAGGTGATAAATTCACTGAAGAAGAGTTACAGAAATATACTGAATTTTATTTTTATGATGATGAAGAAAATGCTATAAAATTAGCAATTGATTCAAATAAACTCTTAACCGTTTTACTTTCTAATACCGATCCTAATTTAAAGGATAGAATTAAAAGTGAATTAAAACAAGAAGAAAGATTACTTTTTGTTAACCTTGTTACTGGAAATAGAGTTAATCGATTCGTTACAACAAAGGTAAAAATTGAATTTAGTAACTTGATTAAGGCTTTTGAAAGTTTTAAGTATAGATAACTACTTAGAATCTTTATCTTTCCCTATCATCGCATTTTTAATCAAATCATTCAACTTTCTGTTATCCATGATAGCACCTGTATCTGATTCTGGCATTTCTCCTGAGAAGTCATCTATGGCTTTTTGAACATCTGGACTTTCAATCTCATTTAAACCTAAATCTTTTCTCAATCCTTTATAAAATTTTTCAAGTTCAGTTCTTTGTGTTGATGAGAATTTGGAGTTTTCTCTAATTTGACCAATTGTTTGGTTGACAACTTCGTGCATTCTTGCTGAATTATCACCATTATCCACTTGTCTTAATTGAGATAAGAAGTTCTTTCTAGTCATTTTTGATAAGAAGATTGTTTCAGCATAAACTAAAGCATCATCTCTCATCTTATTTCTTATATATGGGTGTTCTTTTAATTGAGGTACGTCACTTAGATATAAATCAACAAGAGATTCTAATACTTCCATTGATTGTTGTGAAGCAACGGTCATATCTGAGTCATAATCATACATCTCAATTGCTCCTAAATCTGGTAAATCTTCAGGTCTTGCTAAGTGTTTGCTGATATCAAATTCCCCGCTTTCAGATTGAATTTCATCAAATTCATCCTTAATTCTATTTCTTTCATTTTCTGCTTTTGACATAGAAGGTGGTTTTTTACAATATATATTAAAAAGATATTGTTCCTAAAATTATGGCAGTAACTAAACAACAAGAAAGACAGATGATTTTCACTACTAAATTAGTAGATGAAGCAACAGATAAAATAAACGATGGAGTAGTCGTTAAAAGATACCAAAATCCTTGGTTAAAAAGTGAGGTTGGTCTTCGAAGAGCGGGTGCCTCATTTAAGATGACACCTGATGAACAACAGGAGTATGTTAGATGTGCCTTAGATGTTCACTATTTCACTGAGAAATATTGTAAGGTTAAAACAGAGGATGGTTCTATTAATAATATTTTATTAAGAGATTATCAGAAAGAAATGCTTGATAACTTTGTTAATAATAGATTTAGTATTTTAATGGCATCTCGTCAGGTAGGTAAGACTATCTCATCTTCTATTTTCATGTTACATACTATTCTATTTAATAATGATAAGAATATAATGATTGTTGCCAACAAAGGTGATACTGCTGTTGAAATTGTCGATAAGATTAAATCTATCTACTCATTATTACCTTTCTTCTTAAAACCAGGTATTAAAACTTGGAATCAGAAGTCTTTAACATTTGAGAATGGTTGTAGAATTAAAACATCAGCTAGAACAAAGACTCCAGCTATCGGTTTTACGATTGACGTACTTTACTTAGATGAGTTTGCTCACATTCCATCAAATATTATTGAACCTTACTATACTGCTGCTTTTCCAACCGTATCAGCCGTTCAAAATTCAAAGATTATTATTACATCTACACCAAATGGTATGAATTTATTTCATAGATTATTGACAGATGCTGAGAGACCAGATGGAGATCCATTAAAGAATAACTATAAAGCGATGAGAGTTTATTGGTATCAAGTTCCTGGTCGATTCATAACCTATATTAGATTAAACGCTCATAAAATGTATGAGTATGGTGTTACTAAAGAAGAGATATTTCAAGTAGTACAGGATAGATGGTCTCAACATACAAAACTTGAGATGAAGTATATCACTGATAATATGAAAGATGTTATCTATGTTTATAATAATGATAAATGCACAGATGAAGAAGTTAAGAAAACAACTTTTATTGATAAGAATGGGTTTGAAGTTCCTATTTTAGCTATATCTGAAATGACAACTTGGAAAGAAGAGGCTATAAAAGATATCGGTGGCGAGGATGCCTTTAATCAAGAGTATGGGTTAAGATTTATTAATGCTTCCAAGTCTTTACTTAATGAGGCTATTATTGATGATTTGTTGAGAAATAAAAAGAACTATGTATTTGAAGAAATACAAGAATTTGATAGAAAACTTAAATTTAGTTATAACGACTTAAAGTGGGTTGATGATGATGATTTATTTTTACCACTCAAAAGAAAAGATTATAAAATTGTTATTTCAGTTGATATATCTGAAGGTTTAGGTCAAGACTACTCTATAATAAACATTTTTAGAGTTTCTGAGAAACCGAAAGATCTCATAGAATCTCAAAAAGCGTCTTATAAATCTATTGTTGATTTCTTTAGACTAGAACAAATTGGTATTTTCAGAAATAATTTTATTTCAGTTAAACAATTAGCTGAGTTACTTTATATGATCGTCTTTGAATACTTAAATCCAGAAAATATTAAAGTGGTAGTCGAGTTAAATAACTATGGTAATACTTTATTTGCTGAGTTACCACATGTTTTTGATGGTAATAATAACTATGGTTCTTCGGTTTTTGTTAGATATAAACATAGAGCTGACGCAACTGAAGAAAAAATGGGTTTAAAGGTAGGTGAGAATAAAAATCTTATGGTTAAAGATTATCAAGACCTAATGCAAAGTAAATCATTTGTTATAAACAATGAAGATAATATCAGAGAAATAACAACTTTTGTCAAGCACACAACAACAGCCGGTAATACTAGATATGCGGCTGATGTTGGGAATGATGATAGTGTTATGACTATAGTTAATGCTACTACTATATTTAGTAGACATGAATTTTCTGAAATGGTAGAGGATTGGTCTAGTAAATTTGTTGATAAAGAATTTACAAACTATGTTCAAGAAAGTCTTAAAAATATGGACTATGTTGACGGAGTTGATTATGGACAAGTCCTGAAAATAAGAAAGCAACAAATGAATAGATATAAAGGTAGTCAGGGGAAAAACTGGTTTAATAGTTAATCATTAGACTCCATAGTTGCTGAAAGCCCAGCACCTCTTAGTTTATCTTTCATTGTTGAGATTGTTTCTAAATCTCCGTATTTAACATCACACTTTCCTCTATAGTGAATTATATGAGCACATTGATTAGCTTGTTCTAACTCGTGGTTACAAACTTTCATTAAACAAGTAATAACCCAATCAAATGTATTGTGATCATCATTGTGAAGAATTAACTTATAAGGTTTTGCTAAAATTTCTTGTACTTTCGATTTTGTTTTCTTTTTTGTAATTGTTGCCATAAATTATATATTTTTATATTTAGTCTCTTCTTTTTTAATAACGTCTACTATTGTTACATCAACATGATGTTCAGATGCCCATTCTTCAAATTTAACTAAGTGTTCGTGTCTATCATCATACATAACAAACTCTTTAACACCAAGTTCTTCTATTTTTTCTTCAAATAGTTTAGTTTTAAAGTTATATGTGTCACCTCCCCAGTTTAAGTGGATTTCATCAAATGATAAATTGTGTTGATTTAGAATACTCATAACATTAGCAAGCATTCCTTCCTTCTTTTTAAGACGACCAGTTGCTAAAATAACATAGTTATCTGGATCAGATACTGCTTCTAAATATTTAGCGTAGACCCATTGATTTAATGGCACGTAGAATATTTCTGGGTCAATACTTTCTGGTCTACCCCACCAACCATTGTATGGCCAATCTGTTCCGGTTTTTTCTTTCCAAATTTTTTCACCTTCTTCGGGTTTTGGCGTGTGACATAAGGTGTCATCAAAATCGAATGATATTAATCTTTTATACTTCATTTACTATTTATAAATTTTATCGAATGCAAATATAGTGAAAATATTAAAAAGATAATAATTTATCACGAAACATTTATTATTTTATATATATCATTAAAATTAAAAAGTTTTTATGAAACTGGATATTAAATCTATACTGATTTTGGTATTACTTGGATTCTCACTTATATTTTTCTATATGTGGTATTTCAGAGGAAGTGATAACTATAAAGATGACTTAAAAAAATTAAAACAAGAGAACAAAGAACTTCATGAAAAGAGAGATTCGATTCAATTACACTTAAACTCTCTTAATATTAGTTTTAATGAGTTGAGAAAACAAGATTCTCTATTAAAAATTAAAATTTCTGATCAAGAATTAGAAATACAGAAATTTAAAACTAAAGCTAATGCTTCTAAAGAACAACTTAATAAGTTATTAAAGGAGATGGAAGAAACAAGAAAGAAAATTCAAGAATTAAAAAATAATCCTCCTAATAGAACTGGTCAGGATTTAATTAATTCTCTAAAAATTAAAACAATAAAATGAAAAATTTAATTAAATATATTATTTGTGTATCTTTTTTATTTTTAACAATGAGTGTTTCGGCTCAAGTAATAGAATATCCTAGATTTGAGACTGACTCATTGGGTCAAAAAGTTATTGTGATGACAATTGAACAAGCACAAGCACTTGATAATAAAACAGATTTAATTCCACTTTTTGAAAAACTTAATGTTCAAATAGGATCAGTTGATTCAGCTTGTATTAAAGTTATTAATGAGAAAGATGTGGTAATTGCTAGTCAAGAGATTCAATTGAATAATCAAAAGTCTTTATTAGTGGTTAAGGATAAAGAAATATCAAACCTACAAAGTCAAATTATTGATTATAAAAATAAAGAGGTCACATATATTAAAGAACTAGAAAATAAAGATAAAGAAATAGAATTACACTTAGATAAAATACACAAACAGAAAGTAAAAATGATTATTGGTGGTGGTATCGGTGGAGTAGCTATAATAGGTTTAGTATTATCTTTACTTATTCATTAAATGATAAAAAATGAGTTTTTAGACTTAATATATAATCTATAAAAAATATTCAAATAAAATGAAGCATATTAGAACATTTGAAACCTATCGTATTAAAAAGAACAGAGAGGAAATTATTAAAGAGTCTGTTTTTCAAGTAAACGATATCTATAAAGTTAAGACTATGATTGATATTCCTCAATCATTAATTAATGCTTATGTGAAGAAAGTAAAAGATACTACTGGTAAAAACCTTCGTCAATTTTTTGGTGATGTTGACATCGCTGAAGAAATCGTTAAGTATATCAATATGAACAACTTAGATGTTGAAAAAATTCCAGGTGGAGCATTAATGGGTGGTCAAGCACAAGGACAAACTCAAGCACAAGGACAACCACAAGTACAAACTGAAGGTGAGGCTCAACCACAAGCTCAAACTCAACCACAGGCTCAACCAGAAACTCAGCCACAAGCTCAAGGTCAAGCACAACCACAAGGTCAAGCACAACCACAAGGTCAAGCACAACCACAAGGTCAAGCACAACCACAAGCTCAAGCACAACCACAAGCTCAAGCACAACCAGCTCAAGGACAAACTCAAGGTGAATTTGAAGAACCAGCTCAAGGTCAAGCACAAGGTCAAGCACAAGGTCAAGCACAAGGTCAAGCACAACCAGTTCAAGGACAAGCTCAACCAGCTCAAGGTGAAGAAGAGGAAGAAGAAGAGGAAGAAGAAACTGAAGAAGGTGAAGAAGAATTACCTCTTTAATCTATAAATATTCAAAGAAATTAAAACCCATCAAGAAATTGATGGGTTTTTTATTTAATATATAGATTATGAGAAATAGAAATATGATAAAATTAAAATATATTAAGCTGTTTGAAAACTTTAGTAAAGAAGATGTGGTAATTATCTCTAATTCATATTCAAAAGATGGATTTAAAATCTATTTTGATGATAAAAAATGGAAAAATAAATTACCTAAAGTTAATGGACAATATTTATTTCATAACACTTCTAGTAAAAACTTAGATTCTATATTATCAAATGGACTAACTTTAAATAAATTAGGTATATCTGCTAGTAATCATATGGACTCACATTTTGGTTGGGATATTATATCACATCATAATGGTGATGTCTCACTAGTTGTTATTTTTAGTGATGATGAATATACTAAACTAAGAAGTGGTATAGAAAATGGTATTAAATATAATTTTTATATTAAAGATGGTGTAATTCCATCTGAAAGAATTCTTGGATATATAGAAATTCCAAATACTAACGACGGAAAACACAATGAAAGTTTGGTATTCTATCCTAATGATAAATTTAACCTAAATGTAAAACTAAATATTGAAAAGGAAAAAATTAATGTAGATGATGATGTTTTTGGTGTTGTAAGGAATCGAACTAACGATGGAGAAATTGATTCTGATATAATTGATTTTGGAAGAGATTGGGATTAAAAATAAATTTTATTTTTATATATAGTATATGAAATTTCTTAAAACATTTGAAAGTTATAACTCCGATACTCTTATAGTAGTTGATGTTCAGAAGTCATTTAAAAAGTATTTCTCTGAGATGTATTTAAATGAACTTAAAAAGTACTGTAAAAACTTTCAAAATGTTTATCAACTTTGGGACAACCACATCGATGGTAAAAATGTAGATAAAGATTATTTATATGATGAAACTCCAGAGATTCCAATCCATAAAGACCTTTATCATTTTACTAATCAAAAAGACCTTATAGAAAAAAGATACAACTATGATGTAGATGCTGATTTTTATAAAAAGATTTTAGATAAAGAAGTTTATAACAAAGTTAGTAAAATGGAAGAAGAGAAAACTTTGAAAAAAGGTGATATCTTCAATACTAAAGAAGGAACTATTATTACTTTTATTAATAACAACCACGTTTGGTTTCATTGTCCTATTAAATTGTATGAACTACTTAAATCATTAAAAGGTAGAGAAGTAGTTATTGTTGGTGGTGCTGATTCTGAATGTTTGGAAGATGTAGTTACAACTGCTGAAAGTTTAGGAGTTAAAATTAAAAGAGATTATAAGTATATTTATACTGCTAGTAGTTGTCCTATTTAATCCTCTTCGGGTTCGGGCATATCAAAACATATTCTAATTACATCTCCGTCAAATCCAACTGAACATAATTAAAAATTTTACTGAGTTTTAGATAACAGTTACATAAACTTCATATTCTGATATAGTGAAGGCTATTTCCATCCATTCTTGATATCTTTCAGGGTCTTCATATATGTTTACTTTTAATGTGTATGGTAATCCAGATATTTCTGGTATATATGATTGTATTTGTTGATTAAGATCTCCTTGTATTACATCAGCTGATAACCTTGTATCGTGTAGTAATTCTACTAAATTTCCTCCAAAATTTGGTAATCCAAAAACATCACCTTTATTAGTGAATAATATCATCTCCCATTTTTGTATAATAACACTTATAACATCATCTTCGATGATTTTTGAATCAGTGAATCTTGGGTGACCTGGGTATAATATGTAGAAATCTGTAAAATCAGCTGGCATAACATATATATTAAATATATTATACTCTTATTTAATTTAAAATGTCTCTAAACTTCCCAATTATAGTCAATCCTAATATTATCGGATCTGTATTAGTTTCTAATTTAGAGGAATAATCAGCTATAATAAAATTACAATCAAACAATTTATCTACATTCTTACTTTCAGATATAGACCAATCAATGAAAGGTTTTCCTAATAGTTTAATCATTACATCAATCTTCTCAGCTCCAAAGTTAGTCATTAAGAAGTGGTAAATCTTTTCATAATCCATCGACTTATCATAAATACAAGAGTATAAATCTAATTTTACTTTATTGGATACGTTAGATGTGTTCTCTCCTAAGCTACCAGTTTCTAAATAGTTTTGAACTTCAACCATTATAGACCTAAAGTCAGGAAACTTTTTAGTAATAATAGAAACTAAATCTTCTTTAGGAATTTCTTTACCTTCTTTAGGTAGAATTACATTATTGATTCTTTTATAAACTTCTTGTTTAAGATATTTCTCTTCTTCAAGATTTTGACAATCAAAATTTATTTGAGGTATTCTTGATTTAATGCCATCTGAAATTTTATTTAAGTGATTCGTTGTAATGATAAATCTAACATTCTTATTATATTTTTCAATAAATGCTTTGAATGCGTCTTGGAATTGAGCCGACACTCTTTCAAACTCATCTAAGAAAATATATTTAATATCGGAGTCAGTCTCCATCATTGGAGTGAACTTACAGAAATCTTCAATCTCACTTCTTAAAACATCAATAGATGTGTATAAAGAAGAGTTGAGTTCTAAAAATGGTTTGTCTTTTGTGTATTTTCCGATGAGAATTCTAGCCAAACTTGTTTTTCCGGTACCAAAGTGACCATAGAATATAAAGTTTTGGTTAACACCGAGTTCAAAGTGTTTCCTGATTCTAGGTAAAAGAATAACATCCTCCATAGTTTTTGGACGCCACTTTTCCCATAATAGTAATGATTTAACAGACATATTTATTCGATTAATTAATAGGTATATAATCTCATGAAGAGAAAGTTTATATTTAATATATATGACTATGATAGGAGAAAGATTTAATTTCGAAGACATATTTTTTAGAGATCTTACCGTTTGTGTTTTAGATACACTTGAAGGTCAGATAAAATGGATTAATAGATTTTCCTCAGGTGATAAATTTGTTCAGGTTCCTTTTTACTACTCTCTTACAGGAGATGAAAGATTTTTACTAGATTCTTTTCAAGATGATATTGTTTCTGAAAACAGATTTGTTGAATTAAACACTGATTTAATACCAAGAGGACATCTAACTATGACTGGATTTAATATTAAATCTGATGAATTCGCCAACCCTAATGTTTGGTTAAGAATGGTTGTTGAGAATGAGGTTGAGATTAGAAAAGTTTTAGCTAAAGTTAGAGCAGTTCCGGTTACGGTAAATTATGATTTAGAAATATTACTTAGTTCTGAAATAGATACTTTTAAATGTAGTCAAGCAATATTAGACACACTTTGGTTGTATAAATTTATGTATTTTGAACATAACTTTATGAATATAGATGCTGTTATATTGATGCCTGATAGTAACTCAATAGAAATGGCTAGAGAGAAAAATTTAACATCTGATAATAATATTAAGTTAAAAGTTTCTTTTACTGTTGAAACTTATTATCCCGCTTTTAGAAGAGATAGAATTAATTCAACTGGATATCCTCAAACACAAGGTTCGGGTATGTCTGATTTGAATGGTTTTGCTTTAGCTGGTGGAATTTCTGATAGTTTTGCACAACCTGGTTCTCCGGGTTATGGTAGTTCAAATTCTTTTGGTGGAGTTCCTGGAACTTTCCCTGGTTCTCCTGGTTCTGGAAATCAACAAAATCCTAGTGGATATGTCGGTGGTGGTCCTGGTGGATCTAGTGGCCCTGGTGGAGGAGCTATCAATCCGGCATTTGGTACCGTTGGTGGTAGTGAGAATGCTGGTGGTAATCAAGGTCCAAATGGGAATATTGGTGTTACTGGATCGTTCTATAATACACAAGGTTCTACAAGTCCGGGAGATCCTTTAGGTTCTTTTGCGAATACTGACTTTTATGATATTCGACCAAAAAGAACTAGA